AGGTAAACATGGCAAAATCACCCGCATGGACACGCAAAGCAGGTAAGAACCCTAAAGGCGGTCTGAACGAAAAAGGCAGAGAATCATACGAGCGTGAAAATCCAGGCAGCAATCTTAAACGCCCTGTGAAATCAGGTGATAATCCACGCAGAGCATCTTTTCTGGCGCGGATGGGCAATATGAAAGGTCCAGAACGCGACACGAAAGGACGCCCCACGCGCCTAGCCCTCTCCTTACGTGCGTGGGGCGCATCTTCAAAAGAAGATGCACGACAAAAAGCAAAAGCAATTAGCAAACGAAACAAAGGCAAGTAAATGGCAAAACGTGGTCTTTATGCAAATATCCACGCCAAGCGCAAACGCATTCAGGCGGGATCAGGAGAAAAGATGCGCAAACCTGGAAACGAGGGTGCGCCAACAGACAAGGCGTTTCGGGAATCCAAAAAAACAGCAAAATCAATAATGGGGCGCAGGTAATGGCGTATAAGAAAAAGAAGCCCCGCAAATGACGAAAAGAAAAAAGAAGCCTCGCGTAGCGGGCAAGGACTTTGAGCAAATTTGCCAACGCATTGCAGAAGGCGAACCGCTGACAAAGATTTGCGAAACCACTGACAGCCTACCATCATGGCGCACTGTGTTGAAATATGTGCGTGAAGATGAAGATGCCTACCAGCGCTATCGGGAAGCACGCCAGATACAGGCAGAGGTCATGCGCGATCAAATTATTACCATTGTTGAAAAACAGCTTCCCGATGAACCGAAACTTGCAATGGCAGAAGTGCAGCGCAGGCGTTTGGAAGTTGATGCAAAGGACAAGCACATCAGGCAAATGCAGCCAAGTGGTGTGCGCGATAAAAAACAGGATCAGGATCAACAGGGAGGGGAGCTTGTTCTTCGATGGGGCAACGAGCCACCTATAATCGAGAAAAAATGAGTGGAATACAATTTTCAGCTTGGGCTGCAGAGGATGATGACGGCATACAATTAGCCGTGTTCTTTACAGGCTTTGAAACCACAGAGGAAATGAATAGCTTTTTAGATACGCTTGTGCCGTATTGGGAAAACGGCTACATCCACCAGCCCCCATTGCGAGAGCAATAATGGTGCAGGTTATTGACATTGGATATACCCCACGCCCCTTGCAGGTTGAGTTGCATCGGATGCTGGATGAAAACCGCTTTAACGTGCTGGTCATGCACAGACGCTTTGGTAAAACAGTCTGTGCAATCAACCAACTGTTAAAACGTGCAATCCTTGAACGCCAGCCTAATGCTAGACTTGCCTACATTGCGCCCACCTACAGGCAGGCAAAATCTGTTGCATGGGATTATCTCAAGCAATATGCAGGGGCAATACCAGGATCAAAGTTTCACGAAACAGAATTGCGGTGTGATCTACCCAACGGAGCGCGGATCAGTTTGTTGTCAGGTGAAAATTACCAAGCTCTGAGAGGAATTTATTTAGACCTTGCCGTGATGGATGAGGTTGCAGATATGCCAGAAGCAATCTTTCCTGAAGTCATCAGACCCGCATTAAGTGACAGGCGGGGAGGGTGCTGTTTCATCGGCACACCAAAGGGGCATAATTATTTTCACGACTTATGGCAGGCAGCCAAGACCACGAAGGGGTGGGAAAGGCGCATGTATAAGGCGAGTGACACAAACCTGATTGATCCTGAAGAATTGGAAGCGGCACGCGCAACCATGACAGAGGATCAGTATCAGCAAGAGTTTGAGTGTTCATGGGTTGCAAATGTTCCAGGTGCGATTTATGCAAAAGAGCTACAGGCTGCTGATGATGAAAGTCGGATTACCCATGTGCCGCATGATCCTGGTAATCGGGTTGATGTTTTTTTTGATCTTGGGATGCACGATTATACAGCTATTTGGTTTGCTCAAAATGTTGGGCGTGGTCAGTTGCATGTTATTGATTATTACGAAAACAGGGGTGAAGGCTTGCCACACTATGCTCAAGTGTTAAGTGAGCGTGATTATACCTATGGCAACTATTATGCACCCCACGACATTGAAGTAAAAGAAATGGGGAGTGGTAAAAGCAGGCGTGAGATAGCTCACTCTCTAGGGTTAAATTTCAGAGTTGTTCCACGCCTACCTGTAGAGGATGGCATTCACGCTGCACGTATGTTGTTACCACGCACCTATTTCGATCAGGAAAATTGCCGCAAAGGACTTGCTGCTTTGAGGCACTATCACCGCGCTTATAATGAGCGCACCAGACGCTTTCGCAATAAACCTGTCCACAACTGGTCCTCCCATGCAGCCGATGCGTTTCGGTATATGGCGGTGGCACAGACAATGGAAACGGGACATATGGAAGCACCACAGATACTTGCAGATTCTAGTTACAATCCGTTTGGAGATGAAATATGGGCTTCTTAAAAGCACCGAAACCACCGCCTTTGCCACCTGTTCCTCCACCCCCTCCACCCCCTGTTGTGAGAGACCCCATTGATACAGTGCAAGACAAAGTGAAGAAGGATGAGAAAAGACGTAAAGGGGCAGATGAATCTATCCTAACGTCTGGTATGGGCTTGACCACTGAAGGGGAAGTTTCCGCACCTAGTCTTTTAGGATCAAAAAAGAAATAAAATGGCGATAGGTATTGTTCAGAAAATTGGCGGGGGCAGAGCGCCTACGCGCTTTCGTGTAGATAACCTTGGTATCTTTAACTCTGAGTTTGAGGCACAGAGAGCCAGAGCAAAGGCGCTTGGCTTACCCGCACCCGAAATGCCGTATGGTCATCCTTTAGGCAACATTAAGACAGAGTTTTTACCCTCTGGCGCTTCACAGCGCGTGCAACCTTTCAGGGGTGTTCCCATTCGGAGCGCTGCGATTGCAGGTGGGGAGATAACAGGCTTTCAACCTGCAACAGTGTTGCAAAGTGAGCAATCTGTTTTAGGGCGCGTCAATCCGAAAGCCAAAGTGGTGTATGCAGAAAAAAAGAAACCCAGAAAGAAAGCACGCACAGGCGTAGGCACGAAAGCAGCGCCTAAAGCATTAACATCACCCGCCTCTACAGCGTCAAAAACATTAGGTGGTCAATAATATGGCAGCAGAAGATTTAGCAGTTGTCCTTCTTAAACGCCTCGACAAACTCAAAGTGCAGCGATCAACGTGGGAGCAGCACTGGCAAGAGATTGGCGAATACATCATTCCACGAAAAGCCGATGTGACAAAGACACGTTCATCAGGCGATAAGCGCATGGATAATGTGTATGATGGAACAGGCATACATGCAGCAGAGATGTTAAGTTCCAGCTTGCATGGAATGCTGACAAACCCCAGCATGAATTGGTTTGACCTTGCTTATCTTGATGAAGAATTAAATACAGATGATGAGGCAAAAGAATATCTGGAAAGTGTGACACAAATTATGCACCGAGAGTTTCAACGCTCTAATTTTGCGGAGCAGGTGCATGAATTATATCACGATCTAATTACCTTTGGCACAGGTGTAATGTTTATTACAGATGCGCCTGAAGATGATGGGGTGCGTTTTGCCACGCGCCATATTTCAGAATGCTATTTAGCAGAAGATGATTATGGGAGAGTAGACACAGTATTTAGAAAATTCAAAATGAGTGTTCGGGCATTGGCACGACAATTTGGAGAAGAAGTTATTGGCGATAAAATGCGTGCCAAGTTAGAACGCAATCCCTATGAAGAAGTGCCTGTTGTGCATATTGTGATGCCAAGAGATGAAAGAGATGTGCGCAAAGCTGATGCAAACAATAAACCGTTTGCCAGTATTTATATTGAGCCTGGACAGAAGATAATCTTACGGGAAAGTGGTTTCAATGAATTTCCTTATGTAGCTCCACGTTTTCTCAAAGCCTCTTTTGAAATGGGCTATGGTCGCAGCCCTGCTATGACAGCGTTACCAGATGTAAAAATGATTAACGCAATGTCGCGCACGACAATTATAGCAGCGCAAAAACAGGTTGATCCTCCATTGATGGTTCCTGATGACGGTTTCATCTTACCTGTGAGGACCAAACCTGGCGGCTTAAACTTCTATCGGTCTGGATCGCGGGATCGTATTGAGCCTCTCAACATTGGGGCAAACAATCCTTTAGGATTAAACTTGGAGGAACAAAGACGGCAAGCCATACGCAGCGCGTTTTATGTTGACCAGCTTGTGTTAGGGGCTGGACCCACCATGACGGCTACAGAAGTCGTGCAGAGAACAGAAGAAAAAATGCGGTTGTTAGGTCCTGTTCTTGGTCGGCTTCAGGCTGAAATGTTGCAGCCGATGATTGAGCGCGTCTTTCAATTATTAGTGCGCCAAAATAAATTACCACCCGCGCCACAGGATATTGTAGATCGTAACTTAGACATTGAATATGTCTCACCTCTCGCCAAAGCGCAGCGCCAATCAGATGTGCAGGCGATTATGCGCTTATTTGAATTATTATCACCTCTTGCCTCTATTGATCCAGGTGTGTTTGACCATCTCGATACAGATGGGCTTGTGCGCTACATGCTGCGCACACTCTCCATACCTGCCAGTGTGACAAAAGGGGTAGATGATGTTGCAAGTGCCAGATCATCCAGACAGGAACAGGAAACAGCGCAGGCAGATATGATGGAGGCAACGCAGACAGCCGAAGCATTAGGCGCTGTTGCTCCCGCCATTAAAGTGCTGCAGGGCGGTAATCGGTGATAGACGATCTTCGCGCTGATGCAAAAATGATTTTTAACACAAATGAAGGTGTGCGGGTATTAGAAGATTTGCAATCGCGCTTTTGCGTGCATCAAACAACATTTACACAAGATAGCCATGAGACAGCTTTCAGGGAAGGGCAGCGTAGTGCTGTTCTGTTTATTTTAAACTTAATTAAAGAAGGAGAGTCTAGTGTCTGAAGAAAATCAGGAAGCACAAGAAACACAGGAAACAAGTTGGAAAGATAGTTTGCCAGAAGATTTGCGTGAGCATAGTGTGCTTGCGCCCATCCAAGACGTAGACAATCTTGCAAAAGCCTATGTGAATGCCTCAACCATGATTGGCAAAGATAAAATACCCATACCAGGGAAACATTCGACACCTGAAGATTGGGATGATGTGTATAACAGGTTGGGCAGACCTGAAAGTGGCGAGGCGTATGATTTAACGGCTGGCGAAAATACAGATGCCGATATGATGGGCTGGTTTAGAAATACAGCACATGAAGCAGGGTTAAATAATAGCCAGGCACAAAAACTGGTAAATGCTTATAATGATTTGCTTGTGCAAAACATTGAGGAACAACCAGACCTTGAAAAAATACGAGCAGACGTTCAGGCAGATTTGCAAAAAGAATATGGTAATGCCTATGAGGATAGGCTAACGCTGGCAAAATCTATCAGTAGTGAATTTGGCACAGATCAACTTACAGAAGTTAAACTTGCTGATGGAACATTGCTTGGTGACAATCCTATGTTTATCAAAGCAATGGTAGCCGCAGGCGAGTATATTCGTGATCGTATTTCTGAGGATAAATTTGAGGGCATTGATAAAGCTGATACATCACTCACACCTGATGAGGCGCGTGCAAAACTGACAGAAATAGAAGCCCCTGATGGACCCTTGTGGGATAGAAAACATCCCGCACATGATGAATATGTGCGCAATCGTAACCGAATTTATGAAGAAATTTATCCAGCCGAATAGCTGGATGGATGTAAGGTAGCTGAAAGGTCTTACTGCTAACATGCAAAGGCATGTAGTCTAGCAGACTTTAAATGCAGGCAGTCCACAATTCTGTGGGTAGCTAGTCGATAAACTTTAGCAACAACAGAAAGGCTTTGTGTCATGTCAACACAAGTAACTACTGCATTTGCTCAACAGTTTTCGGCAAACGTCACACTGTTGTCCCAGCAAATGGGGTCGAGACTTCGCGGGGTAGTCCGTGAAGAAAGTCTGACTGGTGAAAAAGGTTTCTTCGATCAAGTTGGTAATGTCGCTGCGGTGAATTTTCGCCTAGCTAGAGTGTGAACTTTAGCTGAAAACTGCTCAAATTCGGTGAAGGCTTTAAAATGCTAATACCGAGCCAAGTCCTGAAAAGGAAAGGTGTAGAGACTTGACGGGCAGCATCTTAAATAGATGAAGATAAAGTCCAGCGCACAAACATATTTTATGGCGGTGAAAACCGTAGTGTGAAGGAAACGCACAAGCCGACACGGAGATACTCCATTAGTTGAAACACCACATTCAAGACGTATGGTCACGATGGTGACATATGAATGGGCTGATTTAATTGATGATGCTGATAAGGTTCAGATGCTTATTGATCCAACAAGCACCTATGCCCAAGCTGCTGCTGCAGCTATTGGTCGTGCAATGGATGATGAGATCATAACCGCAGCCACTGGAACAGCACTAACTGGTAAAGCTGGTTCTACTTCAACTAGTATTTCTAATTCTATCGCTCATGGTTCTGCAGATTTAACAGTTGCAAAGCTCCTGAGCGCTAAGGAACTGCTTGATGAGGGTGATGTTGATCCTTCGATTCCGCGCCACATTGCGGTGTCACCCGATCAGATTACAGCTTTGCTCAATACAACTGAGGTCAAAAGTTCTGATTTTAATACTGTAAAAGCTCTCGCAAGAGGTGAATTGGACACTTTTCTCGGTTTCAAATTTCATGTGAGTAATCGTCTTTCGGTTGCGTCAAGCATTCGTGAATGCTTTGCGTGGGCAGAAGATGGCATTCTCCTTGCTGTTGGAAAAGATACAACCGCAAGAATTGAGGAGCGTGCAGATAAAAGCTACAGCACACAAGTTTATTACTGTGCCAGTTTTGCTGCTACTCGTATGGAAGAAGCAAAAGTCGTGCGTATTTACGCAGACGAATCAGCATAGGAGGTATGGAAAATGGCTAATGTAAACCAAACTCTCGCCTCTAATTTTGTTGCATCACCACAAGTTCACTCACCTTCCTTTCAATTACATGGAAGGATGAGGGTAGCATGTGGAACTATTGCTTTGGCAGCAGGTGATTTAAGTGCAGGCGATACAATTATGCTTGCGCCTATACCTACAAATGCAGCCATTGTTTCTATCAAGATTTACAATGATGATCTTGATTCTGGAACAACTGTCACAATGCACGTTGGCTTATATACTGCAGCCAGCACACCTGTGGCAAAAGACGTAGACGCTTATGCAAGTGCAACGACAGACTTGAGAGCAGCAGTTCTTACAGGAACGGAAGTTGCTTTTGAGGCTAGGAACGTCAACAAAATGGGGCAACGTGTCTGGGAAGATGCTGGTGATTCCAGCGATCCAGGCGGTCACTATTTTGTTGGTTTAGAAACGGATGCTGCTGGCGATACCGCTGGTGATCTTTCGTTTTTAATAACCTATGTCGTAGACTAATACTATGAGGGGGGCGAAAGCCTCCCTCTTTTTTTAGAGGAAAACATGGCTAGTGAAGTAGACATTTGTAACAGCGCATTAAATGCGGTGGGTGCAAGCAATATCATTTCTCTTACTGAGGACAGCAAGGCAGGGCGCATCTGCAATCAACGCTATCCATTTGTGCGCGATAATGTTTTTCGCGCTCACCCTTGGAATTGTTTGATTAACAGAGTTGAGCTTGCACAGGACACGGACACGCCTGCGTGGGAATTTGCCTATCAATATACATTGCCAACTGATCCTTATTGTTTGCGCGTTTTAGAAATGGAGGGAGAGGAAAATGGGATTGAATATAAAATAGAGGGCAGAAAATTAATTACAGATGAAGGCACAGTAAAAATTCGTTACCTGGCAAGGGTAACTGATCCTAACGAATATGACGTTAATTTAGTTGAAACATTAGCTGCAGCAATGGCAGCAGAAATTGCATACCCTCTTGTCAACAGAGCCAGCCTAGCCGCACAAATGCTGGAAATTTACAGGTTAAAACTATCTGAGGCGCGGTTCATAGATGCAACTGAAGGCACACCCTATGACATAACCGCAACTGATTTTATCAACGCGAGAGCCTAAAATGGCGAGAGCTTCACACGCATTCACAAGTTTTACCAGTGGTGAGCTATCACCCAGACTAGATGGCAGGGTTGATCTTGCAAAATATAATTCAGGCTGCACAACACTTGAAAATTTTGTGGTTCATCCACATGGGGGTGTCTCACGTAGACCTGGAACAAAACATGTTGCAGAGGTCAAAACATCATCAGCGAAAACACGGTTAATCCCTTTTGAGTTCTCAACAGAACAAACCTATGTTTTAGAATTTGGAAATGAATATATCCGCTTCTATAAAGACAACGGACAAATTCTTGATAGTGGAAGTGCCTATGAAATTTCCAGCCCTTATGTAACAGCAGATTTGTTTCAGTTAAAATGGGCGCAATCAGCAGATATTATGTATCTTGTGCATCCAAGCTATGCGCCTCGCAAACTGACACGAACAGGGCATACGTCATGGACATTGACGGAAGTTGCCTTTGAGTTTGGACCATTGCTTGATGAAAATGAAACAGCAATAACCCTTACTCCAAATGCGCGATCAGGCACTGTCCAACTGACAGCAAGCTCAAGTTTGTTTGCATCTTCAGATGTAGGCAGGTTAGTCAAAATTTATAATGGGTGGGTCAAGATTGCCAGTTTTACGAGTGCAACCGTTGTTGCAGGGGCAGCGCAAACAAACCTTGATGGTGTTGCGGAAATACTGCCCAGCTATGCTGCATCCACAATCAGTTTTCACGAAGGCGATCCCTCGACAACAAACCTTGAACACAATGACCGTATTGTTGATTCTGCCAAAAATTTCGTAGATGAAGGATTTATTGTTGGGCAAACTATTACCATTTCAGGAACAAGCTCTAATAATAAAGATGTGAGGATTGTAAAAGTTACTGAAGATACCTTGCTCGTCAGTCCTAGTGATGATCTTACAAATGAAAGTGCAGGTAGCTCATTCACTCTTAATGGTAAACTTGAAGCCACAAAAGAATGGAGTTTAGGAGCCTTCAGCACAACCACAGGTTTTCCAGGTGCAATTTGTTTTTTTGAAGAAAGGTTAGTGTATGCGGGAACGAGCGATCAGCCACAAACAGTTTTCTTTAGTGAAAGCGGAGGGTTTGACCAATTCAATGCAGGTGTAGAGGATGCCGATGCAATGATTTACACGATTGCATCGAATCAAGTGAACATCATCAGGTATCTGGCTCCATCGAGAAGTCTGATCATCGGGACAACAGGCGGGGAGTTTGTTGCAAGCTCGGGGAGCGATGCTGCGCCTCTGAGTCCAACGAACATTCAGATCAAGTGTCAGACACGATACGGGTCTGCAAATGTTGCTCCAGTAACAACGGGAAATGTTGTTCTGTTTCTGCAAAGAGCAAAAAGAAAGATCAGAGAGCTTGTTTATAATTTTGATGTGGATGGTTATCTCGCACCTGATATGACTCTCCTTTCTGAGCATGTCAGTGAAAATGGTTTTGATGAATTGGAAGTGCAACAAGAACCAGACAACATCATTTTTGCAGTTCGTGGAGATGGACAACTTTGCGCTCTAACTTACAGGCGTGAAGAAGAAGTTGTCGCGTGGCATCGACATGTGTTGGGGGGCATTGCAGGTGCTTGCACCGTGACAGTGACAGATTATTCAAACATCCCTACAGGAACGAAACTGGTCTTTACAAAGTCAGATGGAAATACAGTGACCTTTACCTGTCAGGGTGCTGGCACAGACACACCAGAGACTAACAAGTTTTTTCACAATGAAGGCAACGACACAACTGCAGACAACATCTTCACAGCAGTTAATGCCCATGCAGATTTTACTGTAGCTAACCCTGCGGCAAATGTTGTGACAATTACAGAAACTAGTCCTAATGGAACAGGGTTTTTGACAGTTGTTAGTGATGACAATACACGATTAACCACAACAAACCAAACACCTGCAGTTGTTGAATCTATTGCTGTTATTCCTGGTGATCTTGATGAAGATCAAGTGTGGATGATTGTGCAAAGGAATATTGGTGGAACAACAAAAAGATTTGTTGAGTTTCTTATGCCATATAATTTTGGATCAGATGTTGAGGATGCCTTTTTTGTTGATTCTGGATTAACCTATGATGGGGCTGCAGCAACTTCCATAAGTGGGTTAAGCCACTTAGAAGGTCAAGTTGTGACTATTTTAGCAGATGGTGCAGCACACCCAACAAAAACGGTTTCATCTGGAGCGATCACGTTAGATCGTTCAGCGCAAAAAGTGCATGTAGGTTTAGGCTATAATTCTACATTAAAAACCATGAGGATTGAGGCTGGGGCGCGAGATGGCACAAGTCAGGGTAAAATAAAACGCATTCACGATATTACCTTACGTCTGTTTAAAACAGTCGGGGTTAAAGTCGGACCATCAACATCAACAACAGATATTATTCCTTTTCGATCAAGTGCTGATGAAATGGATCAATCGTTGGATATGTTTACAGGGGATAAAACAATCGAGTTTGATGGCAATGTGGACACGGATGCTTTTATTACCTTGAGGCAAGAGCAGCCCCTACCTATGACGCTTTTAGGTATTTTTGCGAGATTGGAAACAAATGAGCGTTGAGATTGTGGTTTATAAAACAATTCATGGTCGGGAAATTTGCGCACATAACAAAGTTGATAGTAGTTTTTTTTGGTCACAGGCAGAAGTTTTAGAAGGTGAAAAACATGCCTTCACAGTCTTATATTATAAACAACCCATGATATCTACTGGCATTTGTGAGCTTTGGGATGGTGTTGGGGAAGCATGGATGCTGGCTGATAATGACATTGCAAAACATCCTTTAGTTTTTGCGCGGTTAGTTAAAACGCATTTGATTGCCTATATGGACAAGCACAATTTTAGGAGAGTCCAGGCAAACGTGCGGAGTGATTGGAAACCTGCACACAGATTTGCACGTTTTTGTGAAATGAAAAAAGAAGGTCGTATGCCACGCTTTGGTCCTGAAGGTGGCGAATATACAAGATATGCGCGAGTAATTTAAATATGGTAGACCCAGTTATGATATCTGCTGGCACGCAAATTGCTGGTGGTTTACTTGGTGCTGTTGGCTCATCAAAAGCTGGTAATGCACAAGCAAGGATTGCTGAATATAAGGCACGCATTGACGAAAGAAATGCTGAAAGTGCTTTAATTCAAGGCAGGCATTCACTTTTAATAGCTAAAGCAGATTCCCTTGAAGATACGAGAGATGCTTTTGACCTAGCAAGAAGCGCAGGAGCTTATTTTGCAAAAGCTGGTGTTGTCAGTGGAACAGGAACAGCAGCTTTAGTTGCTGCAGAAAGTGCAAAACGCGCAGATGAGGCGATTGCTAACAATCTTTACAATGCAAGAGTAGAAGCATTAGCGATGCGTGAGCGTGCATTAGGGTTTCAAATGCAGGCTGGGGTAACTCGCGCAGAAGGGGCAGCACGCAGAGATGCGGTGCGGGGTGAGGGTATAGCATCATTACTTGGCACTGTTGGTTCAGTCGCAGGGAAACTCTACACATGAAAATTCCAGTAATTCCACGAACACGTAATCGCATGACACGCGACACAGGGGCAGGTGTTTTGTCAGTCAATGTAAACACACAAGCATTTACTGCACAGGGTCAGGGCTTGATGAGGGCAGGTCAGGCGCTTGAACGGATGGGTGCAAATTGGCTGGACAAAGAAATTCAAATTCGCAATCAAACAGAAATCAACAAAGCTAATTCACAAATCATTGAGGCACAGGCGCGTGCAAAAGAAGCTGCTAAAAATGGAGCAACACCAGCGCATAGTGAAAAAATTTATAATCAAATTATGGATGCCTCTGAAGTCAACATTAAAACAAACACTTTAACAAACAGAGCGACTAGGGGTTTGTTTGCAAACAACATGAATTTAACCAGGGCTAGGGATGTTGTTAGTGTTAAAGATTCAGCACGTATTCGCATGTCTCAAGAGCATGAAGCCTCTGTTGTTGAGATATTAGATCGCTATAAAAATAGCGATTTAACATCAGGTCAGGAATATGAACAAAAACTTTTAGAGGGTTTTGAAGCCATAGATGGCTATGGTGAAGCACAAGGTATTCCAGCCGATGAGATTATGCGTTTGAAGGTAAATTTTCGTAATGAATTAACACAAAAACGAAAGGCAACAATAGAGTCGCAGTTAACAGTAGCCATTTTAGATAATCCACCAAGCATGGGCAGAAAACTTGTAAAGGGGTTAGGCATTAGTCGTGATCCAGATTTGTATGGTGAAACGGAATGGAACGAATTAGTCAGTCAATTAAACAGTTTGGTGGATGGTCAGCAAAAAAGGTATGACATTGATAAAAAAGCTGAGATTCAAATATATTTTGCAGAAGTAGCTCAAGGTGAGTATCAAAGTGCAATATCTGCATTACGTGAATTTGACGGTTGGGGTGAAATTTCTGATTCTGCAAAAGCGCTCTTAATTGTAAAGCGCGATAATATCATTGAAAATAGAGAAGAAAAAAACACAAGAGAATATTTGGCTGCTCAAAATGCAATTAACGCAAAACGATTGAAGGGGTTTCAGCCAACATCAGACGATATAGCTCATGTGCAAAAACTGGCAAGCAATAATCCAACTGATCCCGATATTGTAAAGGCACAAAGTATCAGCCAAACAATTACCGATACGATTGACCAGGTAAAACAACTGCCACTTGCAACACTTAAATTAATGGAAATTGATGCAAGAAATCAGGCAAACAAGGATGGGGCTACAGATCAGGAAATAGCTCGCCACAAAGTGATTACAGAAAAATTACGTTTGCAAGCACAGGGTTTAAATGAAGATGCACGACAATATGGCGCTAATGAAGGTGTTGTTAATCAACAACTGAATTATCAATCAGGAGATGTTTTAAACGAAAATAAAAAAATTATTGAACAGGCTATTGAAAATAATCGAATACTTGAAAAAACCTACGAACAAAACCTACCTTTTTTCACAAAACAAAATAAAGCAATCTTAAAAACTGAATTTAACAATCTGGGTTATGTCGAAAAAGGGGAGTTTTTAGAAAAAATTTCACAAGATGCAGGGGTGGTAGCACCACTTATTTTTACAGAACTTTTTAATGACGATTTAAGCATTGCACATCTTGGCGCTTTAAACGATGCAGACACAAGAAATCTTGCATTGTTCGGTCAAGACAGAATGGCTAATGAAACAAGGCTTGAATACACATTAGAAAACAAAAATCCTGTGCTTAAACAATTTGAGGCTTTGGATGATTTGCCCCCTGGCTACAAAGCAGCAATTTTAAAAGTTGCAGATCAACTGTATTTTGCACAAACCACATCAGCAGATGAATTTGAAGAACAGAAATATATAGACAGCATCAACCAAGCCATCGGGGAAAATAAAATATCAGCTTTTAATGGTAGGCAAATTATCTTACCAGACGATATGGATATTGAGTTTTTAAACTCATGGACAAAAGATGCAACATCTGAAGATTGGGCAAAATTGAGTCCAGAAGGTTTCCCAGCAGCTAATGGTGATGGGGAATTAACAAAAGAGCAATTAGAAAAAGCACAACTGGTAAATTATCAGGGTGACACTTTTTTCAGAGTTCAAATCAATGGGCAAAATGTTTTGGACAATCAAGGCAATCCTTTTTTGATTGCTTTGGACAGAAGCAAAATGGGTTTGGTTACAGGGAGAAATGAAGATTTATCAATGTATGAGCCATATCAGGCAAGTAGGAGAGATGTTAGCACATTAGAAGAAGAAGGCATCATACCTAATCAAAGAGTTTTTAAATAACATGGGGTTGCTTGAACTAAAAAGTGGTGTTTCTGATCTAGCAGAAACCTACCAATACACTGATCCTGATTTTTTTGATTTAGCTAGTGCAAGCTATGAAAGCCAATCAGAATTAGGCAGCCTCCAGGGGTTGGCTGTTATGCTCCGCGAAAACTATGAAAACGCAATACGAGATACTCAAGGGCGGCACAGGTCAATGCTGCAAGAAGATGCCACGTTTTCGCGCAGCCAAGTGCAAGACTTTTTAAATGAAATGTTGGATGAGGACCCAAGTGTGTGGCGGGGAAGTCCTGAGTGGCTTCGTGAAGATATTTTAAACCCTGTTCGGGAATTTTTTGGTTTAGACCCTATTGAAGAAGGATTAGTTGGAAGGGCAGCAGAAGGATTAACAGATATCCAAAGTTTTGACAAAAGACTACAAGAATTACAAAATATTGATCCAAACGTCAAAACTTTTGCAGATGTTTGGCAAGACACTTTGCAACAAGCAGCAGAAATCCAAGAGCGCACAGAAAGAGTTTTATCCAGAGGACCAGGTTTTTCTCTGGGCGCATTTGCTGGTGGCATGGTTGGTAGTTTCACAGATCGTGATCCTTTAAATCTTTTTACGATGGGGATAGGAGGCGGTGCATTACAGGGAACATTAAATGGCGTTAAGTTGGCTTTAGGCGCAACAAAACTTGGAACTAAATCAGCTTTTACTTCCAGAGTGATAGGCGAAGGTTTGGTTCAGGGCGGTATTGAAACAGTTAATCAATTTGGTGGTGTGCAAGAAAACAGAAGATTGCTTGGCTTACCAGATATGTCACCAATGGAAGCAATAGCTATGGCAGCTATTGGGGGTGGATTAATACGTGGTGGGATAGAGGGAATAGGTAAAGGGGTAAGAGTTTTAAGAGGGAACAAACTGGACAAAGCGAAAGCTGAAAGCGGTGAATACAAGGTGTATGACGAGCCTATCGGTCCAGTTTTAGCAAGAACTGAAACACTCCAGCCACGATATGGTTCTCAAAGTTTGGTTATG